AACGGCTTCTCTATACATCTTGCCGATTTCTTCTACATCTTCGTCATCTTCCATATCAATTTCGTCTACGTCTTCGCCTTCGTCTGCATCGTGAGCACCTTCTTCTTTATCACCATGCATACCTTCTTCTTTGTCACCATGCATGCCCTCTTCCATGTCATCTTCATCTTCTACGATTTCGATAACTTCGTCAAGGTCAACTTCGTCAAGGTCTTCTTCGTCATCATCATCACCGTCAGCGTCAATGTCAATGTCGATGTTTACTTCTTCATCATCATCGTCTTCATCTTCATCTTCAAGCTCATCCATGTGACCCATTTCTTCTTTATCTTCCATCTCATCTGTGTCGTGAGCGCCTTCTTCAACTGTGTCTTCGGCCACAACGTCTTCTGAAATTTCTAAGTCCTCAGTGTCGAGCTTTTCGTCAATTGCTGTTGCAACTGCAGCCTGAAGATTTGTGCTCATTGCTTCCACCAAAACACTCTTGGCGTTTTCATAAGCGGCCGCCTTCATAGCCTCTGCCTGCTCAACGGCTTCGGATACAATGTCTCTATTAGCCATTATTAAGCCTCCATTTACATTTAAAATTAGTAAAATGCATAAATGCATCTATACATAAATATGATCCTAATTAGTATTGATTACGTAAATCACCTCCATCAGTGGCCTTTTTACGTCTTTTCTTTAGTTTTTTAAGCTCAGAAGGCGATACAAAGTATTCTCTTCTCCTCAATTCCTTGTAAAAATCATCCTTCTTCAACTTTCTTTTTAGTTCCCGTAATGCTCTTTCTAAACTTTGTGAACTATTATCTCTTGGTATTACACTTACACTTCTTTTGTTATTATTGTTACTAAAACCGATTGGCATACTTCCTCATTTCTATTTTTCATGTTAGTATAATTACGCCTTCATATAAACAACAAATTTACCAGCGACAGTTTTTGTCTTTTGTAATGTGCCATATTTCTTAAATTGTTTAGCAATCATTTTTCCTTGTCTTGGGTCTGAAAAAACATAACCTAAAACACCGCCACCCATTGGTTCTATTTTTATTAGACTCTTTAATCCTAAGGCATCTCTCACCATTGTTTCCATTTTTTTTAATGTTTGTTTGTTTTCGGAAACACTCTCATTTGGTTTGCCATGTTTATCATACTGAGCCCAAGCCAAAGCAAATGGGTTAGCCTTCATTCTCTTACCTGTCTTCTTATCGACATAGGTCTTGTTTATTTCACCCTTCTTTATCGCCTTCTTCAAACCCTTTACTTGTTTCTTTCTGCCAGGAGGTGCAACTTCCTTCTTAGGTTTTTCACCTCTCTCTTTCTTTGAGATAGCAATGGCAGCTTGTTGTGCTCTTGATACAGCTTTTTTTCCTTCGTTACTAACATCAGTTATGTCAGCATTATCTGATTGAGCTGCTTTACCAGCATCAAGAGCTTTCTTATGATCTATTTCTTTTACATCTTCACTACCATACTTATGCCATCCACAAGCCTCTGACTTTTCATCTTTTGCTTTCCAAATGGAATCAACATAGTTGAAGAAACCTTTTTTCTCTTCGGGTGTATCTAAGTCAGAAATCTTTTTGATACCATACTTTTTCATGGCCTTCTTGAATGCCTGTTGATAGCTACCCTCTTGTTCAAAAACAATTTGATCGGGGTCAACTTTATATAAACCCTTAACGCCAGGTAACTCTACTACAAGTGGATCAGTTCCAACTAAGTAAGCACGCCTATCCGGCCCTGCAGCATTAACTAATCTTTCTGGTGCTTTCATAGTTAGCAATACAGACGGATAACCTCTTGACCTTGTGGCCGCTGGCGATAGACTAATTCTATCTACATGCTCCTTTATTATTTTCATTATATTCCCAATCTTTCCAATCTATCAGAAAAATCAATGTTTTCTGGATTAACACCAGTTGCATCACCGCCCGCCACTACATTGTTTGAATTTATCATCGGTTGGTTTAATTGATGTTGTTCTTGTATTTGTTTTTCTTCATTTGGGTCTTCTGCGTTAATAACCATATTCATCAATGGATCAACATCCACACCATTTTTTTCTACAATAGCACGAGCTCTTTCTCTTGCTTTTTGTTGTCTTTGAACAATAGATGTTTTTGCTTGATCTGTATTTGATAGAAAACTTTGTGGTTGCTCGGTCACGGTTTGATTCTGTGACTTTATAACCTCAACCATTACCTGCCTCATACCACGATCAATCTCTTCTCTTACAATCTTTCTTACCCTTGATAACAACATTTTTGATACCGACTTCTTTACAGCTTCAGTAATCACTTTTGAAAGGTCTGTCATCTTTAGTTGCGGCATATTCTACCTCTTTACTTTGTTTGTTTTGTAAATCCTCTTGACATAGCAAACTTCATTGCACCCTTCTCCATTGGGTGTGACCCATAATCATCAATAACCATTCCTCTTTTGTCAATGGTCACCATAGAAAATTTATCTTGTTTTCCACGCATACCTTTTATGTTTCTTGAAAAGATGACAAAGGTTTCTTTACGATTGCTAGGATTCATAAGTTTAATAGTAGATGGATCATCAAGAACCTTATCGGTTAGTTTCGCCTTCTTACCTTCGGGTATTAATCTTTCCATCACATCGTCAGCAGCATCCTTTTCTTCTTCATCTCCAGAAATTTCCTTGAGAGCGCTTTTGTCTTTTACGCCAGCTGATTCTGCAGTCATTCTGATTGAAGCATTCTTTTCTATCTGACTAACTACCTTTGATAGAATGGCATCAAATTCTTCTTTATTCACTTCAACACCAGCAGCTTTATCAAGTGAATCCTGTAAGGTTGCATTACCCATAGCTCCAAGAGGAGCAACACCAGGCGTAAAACTAGATAGATGCTCTTTTACTAGTTTTCTCAATTCTGATTTTTTTATTTTATGTTTCATAATAGATTGCTCCTTTTATATCACTTCTACTTTAAGTCTTTTTTTTAGTCTTTTTATAACACGTTCCATTGAGATTGTATCTCTTATTGTACCCTGCATAATCTTACCTATTGCCATTTGAATCAAATGTCTTTTTATTTTCTTCTTCTGAACTAGTTCGGGGTGATCTCTATAAATAACATCTATCGCTTGATCTATGAGTTGATTTTCAATATACTCATCTGCACCCAAACTAACAGGATCTACCTTATTGCCAGGAGATGCCTTATAACCTATCGGTCCCCATGTTCCAGCATACGTTGGAAACTTGGAGGCGTATTCGTTTAGTACATCTTTTAGTTTCATCTTTGTCTCAGCGCTAAAGCCACATCCTTATTCTTAACCAACATAATTTCGGCACCGGCTTGATTAGCGTTACTAAGATTATCAAGATCAAACATCTGCCCTTGACTTCCTTTTGGGCCACCTTTAAATACAATATAAATCCATTGACCCTTCAAATCATCTTCTACTGTGTAAGAGCGCAAACCCATATCTTTAACAACATCACTGACTTTTCTTTGCATCTTATCAGGCAAATCCCTTACATCAATTACTTCGCCACCAAAAGAAGCTCTAGCCTCTTTAATTATCTCTTTCATCTTCACTTTACAGCCCCAATATATCGTTTAATATTTCGTCTAACAACACTGCTCTATTCTGGCTAACTAGTGTTTTATACTCAACACTTTCTTTTAGATTCATGTAAGCGCCAGAGGTTGATGGATTACTTACCATGTCATAACAAACTAGATTAAAGTCATCTTCAACAATATCATAACCTTCATTGTTTCTACGTGTGCTACCAAGACCTCTTGATGAAATACCCAACTTAATATCTCTGCCAATTAGTTTTTCAAGTATCTGGCCTTTGGGTGTATCCAATACTTCTATTTCACCAACGAGATTGTTGCCGTCCCACTTTGTCTCAGTAACTACATGGCTTACATTCTCTAACTGAACAATAGGACTATCGGGGTGATCTAATTCACCAAGCGCTCTTCTATCTTGAATAAGTTCCTTATATCTTTTATCTTCTCTTTCCAGAATAGGGCGAGGATAAATTCTATTGTTTGCATTGGGTTGGCCAGCCTTCTGAATGATACCTGTCATAGTAACGATACCGTCACTGCTTTTAGATGGCTTTACATCTTCGTATTCAAACAACATAAAGTTATGTAGTAGTCCTTGATCATTCATTATTTATCACCCACTTGGTTTTCCATGTTGACTCTATAAATTTGTGTTATCAAACTCTCTAAGTCATTTATCATTTTACGAATGTGATTTAGTTCTGTTGTTGCTCTTTGTGCATTTAGTCTAGCACCACCAGTAGCAGTATCCATCTTCAAAGCATCAAGAATAAACATACGAGTGTAACTCAAGCTAATGTTTAAGTTTTTAGAGATACCCTCAAAGAGTCTAATGATATAAGTCATTCTATCATCGTCTGGCGCCTGTTCAGTAATCACTTTGACAATCATGTCACGAATCATCTTATCAGCGGCTTCATCAATAGATTCAACCTTCTTAGTTTTCTTTACACTCTTTTTCATCTTTCCATTCTCTTTTACTTTTACGAGTTTATTTACTTGTTTTTTTCTACGGCGTAGTTCCTTTTTAGTTGGGTTGCCTGGCGCTGATATTGGGCCAGAGAAACCAGCGGCTCCGCCTGTAGTTGAAATTTCTTTCTTAACCTTTTTCATTTACTAAGCACGACCTTGTAGATAAGATTTAGCTATTTCGGACCCATAACCACCTCTATCTACTATTTTTTGTAAATCAGCCTGTTTAGCTTGGCCTGATAAAAGACTTTCTCTATAATCTTGTAAACCTACTAAATTACCACCGCCAGAATCGTTAGCCATTCTGGTTATCTTTGAATTTCTTATAGCAACATTGCTATCTGTAAAAACATGACTTCCACTTCTAAGTGGATTTTCACTACTTACAAACTCATTCATATATCCAGTGCTATTAGATACATTGGCGTCTTGAAGTTCTTCCCATAGTTGTAAATTAGTTTTAGGCATCGTTATTTGTTTGTTGCAATACCTGCACTATTAAAGTTTACAGTTCCAACGCTACTGCCATCTTGAAATGTATCGTTGCTCGCAGAATTGGTAAAGGAAGTCCAAAGATCAAGTGCATCTTCTTGTGGTCCAATTCTCATATTACCCCTAACTTGATGTTTTTGAAAACCCGTACCATATGCTTCGCTTATCATTTCGCCAGTATCAGATACTCCAGTTCGTTTAGGTCGTATATTAGGTGGTGAATTAACAAAAGTATTGTTTAATGCTATTTTATTAAATGTATCCAATGCTTTGGCTGAATTTCCACCGGCACGATCTGGACTATTTTCTGCTCCAAACTTTGATGAATTGGTAAGAGCAATGTCGCCAGTATCATTAATATTATTAGGGACTCTATATCCTCGCCCCGCTAATCCATAACCTCCACTAAGAAGCTCCGCTAAAATACTAAATGATCTACCGTTTGGTATAGGATTAGATGAATTAAGAAGCTGATTGTTTACATTGTTTGGTTGTGTATTATTATTAAAAGAATTTACAAGACGCAAGTCTTTATTACTGTCGCCACTAACATCACTGTTAGCGCCATCAACATCAGCGCCGCCTTGCGTAAAGCTGGAGTTCCATCTTTGTAAAATAGTTTGTGCCATAGTTTATTCTCTATGTAAATTGAGCCTGTGTGATAACATCATTTTCACCTTCAAGAAGTGGATTAGTTGTAAACTGCTCAAAACTATCAATATCATTTTTAGTAAGCAGTCTTGTCATATTCATAGAACCGCCAGGATTTTGATCTTTTGAAGTGTATACATTGTCTTGAACTCTTTTGCGAAGTGGGTGTCCATCTGTTCTACCATCAGCAAACGTAGGTGTGTCTTCTACTGGTAATTGTGTTACGACAGAGGCAGAATCATACATTGCTATAATGTCACTATCACCTTTTACTGGAAATGAATTATTAGAACTCCAATTATCAGTTGCCTGTTCACTTGCCTCTCTAAAAGGACTCTTGACAGCATTAACTAAATTATAACTACCGTCTGCACCTTGACCATTCACTGCGTTTATATTTGATTCGGGTGAATTGTTTGGGAAAAGTGCTTGCCACTTACTTAATATTGTTTGCTCGGCCAATTTTTATCTCCTAAAAAAGCTCTAGTTTGTCTTTCATCTCTACTATAAGTAGTATGTCTTTCAAATTACTGGTAGTTACAGATTTTTGTTCCACTATACCTTTAAGTTTTTCACTAACCAGTTCAATTTTTTCTGCTATCTTTTCATCAGTGATTGCTGTTGATTTATTAGCGATTTCATCTAAAAGACTTTTTAGTCCCTTATCTACCCAACGCTTATACTTGACAGGATCGGCTGTAGTATAATATTTTTCAAGATACAACTTTTGTTCTTTGGTCAAAAGTTTACCATATATATCATCAAACTTTTGTAGGGCTATTACCAAAGCAAGTTTTTCGGTTTGCATCTCTTCTATAGTTTTCTTTTCATACTTAGATTGTTCCCTAATATCACGAATACGTTTAGCAGCTTTATTTTCTATCAAGTGATCCATTAGTGTTTCATCAATAATCAAATTTTCTCTGGAGCTAATGTATTGATCTTGTTCATGTAATCTAATATGAAAACTAGCAATTGTTTTATAGTTAGGCACGCTTATTTTAAGAAGATTCTTTTTGTTGGTAATACGGGAAATAGATTCTGATAACTTATTTAACTCAATGTCTAATTTTTTTCTGTTTATATTCTTCCCGTATTCTTTTATAAGATTACGAACGAATAAATTAGCTGAGTATACGTTTCTTGCCTCACTATGAATAAACTGTGAATAAATCTTATAGGCTTTTGAGATTTCTGTTTCTTTTAGAAAGTTTTCTTTGATGAGAGTGTATAGCTTAGCCGCTCTATTATTTCTTTTTTCCGAAACTTCCCGCAAAACAGCGTGGCTCAATATCTCAAACATTATACCCACGTTTTTCTGCTTATTGTGTTTCATTATTAGCCCCAAATTATAGAAAATGATATAGTTTACTAAAATAAATATAGAAAAAGATTCCTAAAGGTTACTTACAATACCTTTTAGTGTTGATTTATCCAACTTTTCTTCACTATTGTCCTCTTTCAAAGATTCCAACATATTATTTGACTCAGTATTAAATTTCATAATATCTGAAATAGTTTTATCTAATATATCTGGTCTTTGTATCTTCTGCTTACCTTTACTAGTTATACCTGTTTCATTATAGGTATAGTCTTTTGGATAGCCAGGCAATTCTCTTGTACCTGTTGGATCATAAGGCATCATGTCCTTAGCAATCTCTCTTGATTTATTTCTCTTCTGAATTTTTGTTTCATTACTACTACTGTCTTCGTTACTATCGGGTGCCGGCAATGGTGGTTGACCTTCTTCGCCCCCACCTACTGCACTTTCACCTTGTTCAAGTTGGTCAACGATAAACTTCTCTGATGCTTCTCGTTGTCTATCAATTTTTATATTAGCGATCTCACTATCAGAAAGTTTTAGTATGGACTTTTGAACATACTCGTTAGAAATAAGTTCTGAGTCGGCAATGTCTCTTGCTGCACCAAATCTTTTATCCATCAAATCAAGTTGCATCATTTCTGTAACTGTAGATGGGTTGGTTAGTTTCAAATCAAAGTTATAAATAGATGCTTCATCATAGCCTCTTAGATACAAGTGTATCAAACTTATCTTCGCTAATTCACTAATAATAATTTTTTGTATTCTCTGTATTGTCCGAGCAAACTTAATATCTTCTTGTGCTAGTGTTGACTTACCACTCAAGTCTTCTTCGGCTGTAAGATATGACTTAGGAACACCCAACGAAATAAACAACTTGTTTTGTAGATACTGAATATCTTCAATAGCAGCAGCGTTCTCACCGCCAGGCAATGTTTCAATTCTGCTTCCTCTATCACCACGGACAGGAATAAAGAAATCTTCAAGTATTGATTCGGGATTGTATTTTAAATCAACTTGTCCATTTGATTGAGTTACATTAGGCAATCTTTTTAGTTTGTCTCTTGCTTGTTGCATGTAAGGTTCAACATCTTTGGGGGGAATGTTTCCTACATCAACATAAAACACTCTACGTTCTGGCGCTCTACTAATTCTATAAATCAACATGGCATCCTCGGCCATTAATAGTTGTTTCCAAACTTTACGTGATGAGTCTAACACTGAACGACCATAAGGCAAGAATCTATCATCACCAAGTATTCTTAGGTGTGATACTTGATAATTTTCAAATACAGTATTGCCTTGTGTTAGCCACTTAAAACGTAAACTGTTCGGGTCATTGTTGTATCCTTCTTCTCTTTCTATCTCACCAACTGGTAGAGCAATACATCCGAGCACGCCCTCTTTGTTTACAATGTCTAGTAGGTTGAAGTGGTCACCATACTTACACATATTTCTTATCCATGTCCAAAGGTGGAAATCAATGTCCATCCTCTGATAAAACAATTCTTCTAACTCTGCTACTATCTTGTCATCGTCTGAAACTACTTCTACACTCTTGCCGTTTTCGGAATAAGTTGTGCTATCATCGGAATAAATGTCGAGCGCTCTGGTAATCTCTGGATAGTGATCCATCTCTTCATAGTCTCTTATTCTATCAAGACGATCAGCGCCACCTACTAAACCCTCACCATATAAACTTTGAGATGCCTTTTGAAAACTATCAAAAGCTCTTTTTTGCGCGTTACTGCCTGGCCTTTCTGTTGGGACTTTATACTGTGCAGAACCACCACGTAGTAATCTTCTCAGTATGTCAAACCTATCTGCCATTGTTTACTATCCTTGTTGTGAGAAAAATAAAACTATACCTAAGACTACAGGAATCAAACCAGCAAGACCACCCCAAATGCTTGCTTTTACTTTTAGGGTGGCAATTTCTACTTGAATACTTGTAAGTTTATCTTCTATTGTTTTAAAATCAGAATCGTGTGAATCTAATTTATCAATGACCAATTTTTGATACTGCTGCCATCCGTTTATATCAGCCAT